GAACAGTTTATTTCTTGTGAGTGCCAAAGCGAAGTTTTAAAACTTGAAAGGTGGGAAGACGAGGAAGAAACATATTTAACTGTGTATCAATACATGTCAGATAGATATTCTTTTTGGGAAAGATTGGTTTCTTTGTTTGGGGGTAAAGTAAGAACATGTGATATTGTTTTGAGTAAGGAGAATTTTGATAAATTAAAGAAATTTTAGAGATGAAGATAGAATTAGAATTACTAAACGAACCTAGAATATTTGATAAACAAATGATGGTTGTGAATAAGTACATTGAAGAAAATACAATAAAGTTAGAAACTAATGTTTTTCTAGGAATTACTATCTCTGAAAACCCTGTAATAAGGGAGACTCCTAAAAATACAGGTGTTAAAATTGAAATAGAGAACTGTTGGAGAAAATTCCACGTTAGTTGTAGAAAAACTAAAGGAGGTATCTATAAGTTTAAAGTTTGGAATGCTTAATAAATAAAAACAGAAAAAATGAAAAAGTTAATAGTAATGTTGTTATTAACAATAGGTGGTTTTGCGCAAGAAATCCCAAGACAAGAGCAGAGAATAGAAATATACAGCTATGTCAATGGTATTCGTAGTATTAACCCAACAGAAGTCATAATTAAAAAAGATGACAGGATGGAAGTATTTAAATTAGAGAATGGTATTCAACCAATCAATCCATATAAAGTGATTGACAGCAGGGGATATATCTTTGAGCCTATAAACGGTATTATGCCCGTAAACCCCACACAAAAAATTGAATTTAAACAAGAGTTTTTTGTACCCCAGCCTCAGCCAAAAGTAGCACCCGAAGTACAAACTTTAATTTTTTACTAGCCTTCACAAAAATATGTCAGAAAAACTAAAATTTAGGTTGCAAGTGTTTGGATTAATCTCTATCTTTGTAGCCGAGTGGATAATATTCATACAGATAATAAAATGGGTTTTTTAAAAAATGTAACAAATGTATATTAATTTAGAAGTTTACAACAATAGTGGTTTGCAAGGAGATGATTTGGTTTACCTTTTTTCGGCGAAGCAAATTGAAAAAGATAAGTTAGAAACTATGCCAGAAGACGTTTACAACCGTTTACAGACACTATCTCTAATTAAACATATCAATGCTCCAAAGAAAGACAACCTTCTTCATAGTATCAGATTGTCGGAGAAAGGGTTAAAAATATTTAAAGAGCTATGTGAAGCACCAATTTTAGAGGAGGATAAAACTGTTGGAGAGTGGTTGTGCGATTATTACATTAAGGCAGGTAAAACTGTAGGCAATAAGAAAAAGTTATTTCGCCATATTAAAGATTTTAGAGTAAAATCAGGCATCCAAAAAAATAATTTAATAAAACTGTGTACCCTATTTTTACGTGAAAATGAGGATAAGAGTAATAAACTTGAATTTGTATTTTTCCACCCCAAAAATGTATTTGAGGTAAAGTTGACATTAGAGGGGAGTTGGTTGTATCAGTTCTACTTAGAGAATAGAGAAACGCTTAATGTTAGTTTTGAAGAATATTAAATTTGGGTAAAAAAATAAAACCAGAGAACGAATAAGAACATTTTAACTATGCAGATACAGAAATTTAAGGACTTAACAGCTAATGCTTTTTTAGAAATAAAACGATACCAAAAAGGGGAAAAAGGAGTTGTCCTTACAGGGCTACCTTATTTTGATGATTTATTTCCTGTTGTGAATGGTTCTGTGATAATATTTTCTGCGGGTTCAGGAGTAGGAAAAAGTTACAAATTAGCTCAAATCGTGGATAATATTTTAAATAAGGAGTTGAACCCAACTGCCGATAACTTTGCAGTTTTGCACATATCTTTAGAGATGAGGGTAATGAGTTTAGTATTGAGAGGAATGTCTAAGAATATTAAGTCTAAGACAAAAAAACAAATACTTTTAGAAGAGTTTACGGAGGAGGAAAAAGAACAGGCTAATAAATATTTTTTAAGTTTACAAGATGAGAGAGTACATATTTCCCAAGTACCTACAAGCCCTAAAAGATTTTATGAAGGATGTAAAGAGTTTTTAGACTCAAATAAATCTAAGTCCTCTGTAATAATTACTGTTGACCACCTTGCACTTGTATCTGGGGACAAAGGGGAGCCTAGAAACACAATTATAGAAAACTTTATAGAGAGGGTCAATGACTTGAAAATGGAGTATGAAAACGTAATTTTTATTCTATTAAGTCAAACAAACTCAGAAATGGCTAAAAGGGCACAAGATAAGAGTATTATGTCACAACCAACAGCATCGGATTTGTATTACTCACAGTTTACTTTTCAAGTTGCTGATTATGTCGCCATTATGATAAACCCTACTAAATATGGAATTTCTGAGTACTCAAAGATTGACCCCGAAAGAAACCAACATTTAAAGGAGTATTTTTTAGAAGAGGATAAAAAGGGAAAAGTCTCGCTGGAATGTTACGGAGTAAATTACGTCCATTTGTTAAAATGTCGGGAGGCAGAGGGGTTATATACCGAAATCTACGCAGAAGAGTTATACATACCAAACGCTAAAAAAGTGAGGGAAGATAAAAAGAACAGTACTTTTCAAACTCCCACATTCAACACCGCACCCATATTCACACCAACAGTTGATTTAACAAAACATCAACCTAGTTTTGCAAGTTTGAATAATGCATTTGCTCCACCTGATGTTAATGATGAGCCATTTTAATCGCATATCGCAATTTAGAATAAGTATAAACAAAGCCATTGAAGTAATATTCTTTGGCTTTTATTTTTTTATGCCGTTTTTTCGGCGTAGATTTGTCTCAACAAAAAAGATAACATTATGCAAACAACAAATTTAAAATCCTTTTCCTATTTAGAAGATGGAACTATTTCTCACTCGATTCTTGAAATAAAGGAAACATTGACAACTTTAAGAAGTGGTTTTTATACTCTAGAGGGTATATCAGAAGGGTATTCATATGCCCCCAAATTATCAGTTTTAAATATAAATAAGTTTAAAGGTGGGCGCATAAACTATAAAGAATTACAAGACTTCGATATCTATTTTGAAGCTTTTATGGACAAAACTAATAGAGAAAAAGTTGAAAGTCTAGGATATGTGCATAAATTAGGTTTAATGTTGCACGGAAAGCAAGGAACGGGTAAAACTGTAGTTAGTTCCTATATAGCAGAGAGAGTTGTAGAAAGAGGTGGTTTAGCTATTAATGTTAAGACTTCTATTTCAGGGGCGATGGCAACACTACTGAGTTTTATTAAAGAGTTAAAGAGGATTGACGATAGGTGTATAGTTTTTATATTCGATGAGTGCGAAGAAATGTTAGTAAATTGTGAAAATACATTTAAGAATTTTTTAGATGGTTTTGACTCTCCAAGTAACTCAGTTCTTATCTTCACTACAAATTATCTAGATAAAATTCCTAAAGCTATATACGAAAGACCCTCAAGAATAAGGTTTGTAGTTGAATTAAAAGGTATTTCCGACGGAGAAATTGTTAAAAAAATAGTTAGAGATGCTATAGGGGAAGAATTATTAGAGCAAGACTTAAAAGCTTTAATGGGTTCTACAATGGATGAGATAAAAGAGTATATTTTAAATAAGATTATGAATATCAAAGATAATAAGAAAGGCACTAAAAAATCAATAGGTTTTAATTAAGAAAAATAATATTATGGAAACAACAAGAGAAATAGCGGTAAGGACATACAACGAGTTGATTAAAACTAATAATATGTTTAATACACCAATTATTTGGGTGGCTTGGAAGAGGGCTTTCGATTCCGCAGAAAGAGAATTTAAAAAACAGAAACCATGAAAGATAAACAAATAACAAAACCACAGTACAAAATAGAGATAGAGTTTATATCAAATTTTATATTTTTAAAGAGGAAGAAATATTGCCTTTATAAATATTGTAAAGTGCAGAAATTTTCAGACCCAAGTTACGGAAATGGTGGAGGAAGTTATAACCCTACAGTAGAGCAAAAAAGATTAGTAACTTACTTTGACACCTTTATGGAGGCAGATAGTTTAAAAATAGAAATGGAAAAACAAAAATATGAAAAAATATAAATTATTACAGTGGTATCCACCTTTAGGTGATCTACTAAAAGTAGGAGATATAATAAGTTCCTCTCTAGTGACGGAAAGTTACTCTGCTTATTGCGGGCTATTTAAATTGGGTATTGAGGAAGTAGAAAACAATCCACTATTTTGGGAGTTGCAAGCGGAGTTCCTATTCACTTCAGAAGAAGGCTTACCTGTTTTTAAAGGAGACTGTGTATGGGTTCCTAGAACACATAATGGTAGTATTATTAGGTTTGATGCAGAATACACTTCTAATATTGAAGGATTTAAGTATTTCACCAAAAAAGAAAATGCAGAAAAGTTTTTAGAAAAGTTTAACAGGGCTTATTCGTTAGATGAAATAGTAAAAGCAGTAAATAACTGGAGTATGTGTGGAGTCGAGAAAGAGTGTATAATTAATTTTTTAAACGATGAAAACTAAATTACTAAAAATAGTTAGAAATAGATATTCTATTAACTACTATCCTAAAGGAAGGTATATTTTTACTAAATTTGTAAACAAACCTATAATGTTTTTAACAGATAAACAAGATAGTTGGAAAGCTTTATATTTAGACATAGACGACACATTATCTAAAGATCAGGCTTACCCTCTATTGCTAACTTCACTATTGGAAATAATAAGAAGAGAGTATAAACATTGTGGAACTCGCCGAAATAAAATTAGAAGAAAAGGAACAGACAACGGTATAAAACTTTGGTGGAAATAATTAAATAATTTTTAAAAATGATAGTAAAAGGATATATAATAAAAGACAGTAATACTAAAATAATTGTATTGAACAGCAGAACACTTCTAAAAAATAAAAAGACAGGGGTTAGCTTTGAAGCAAGCGGGGAATTTCAAGTGGATGATTTTAATGATTTAGTTAAATTAGTGTCCACTACAAGGATTAAAAGTATTATCCACAAAGAAACACAGGAAAGAATAAATGAGTTGGAATATTTAGATTTGGAAAAAGAGCTTTTAGCCAACCGTATTTATGACGAGGAAGATTACGAACACCGTTGGAAATCTCTTGATGATGAGTTTAATTATAGGAAGTTTATAGCTTCTTACAATAAAGAGAATGAGACGATATACTTAGAGGAGGAGGTAATAGTAGATGAATTAACTTCTTTAGTTATGAAAATAAACCACCCCTTTATACAGTCAAAATTCTATGAAACAGGAGAGGCGACAAATATTTGTGTGTATAATAAACCTCAAGCTTACTTAGGTATCGTGCAAGAGAAAATGAAAGAAATTGGAGCAGAGTTTTTAGGTGACACAGACAAGACAGTAGGCAAATTATCGTGGAGTAATTCTACACACTCGTGTATCAGATTCGCTAAATTTTCAGGAGATTATTTATTTAATGATGGTTATGATGTAAAATCTAAAAGGACAGGCACACTTGAAGTGTTAGAGAAGGAGTACGAAGAGGATAGAAGTAGAATTAGAAAAGTCATACACGATAGATTTTTGTTGAAGTTTGGGAGGTTTGACGAGCAAAAAACACCAAGAATTTTAGAAGCAATTGGAAAATTAAATGCAAGCTTAAGTTCTATTAGTTCGATAATTCCAACTAAAAAGACTTATGACGACAAATTAAGGTCGTCTAAATATGTTAGAGAAGCTTTAGAGTTATTGAATAACAGTTTTACTCTTGAAAAATGAGAATACTAAAAATAAACAGTTTAGCAGTTACTTTAGGTGTAAAATACAACTACAAAGGCGAGAGTTACACAGTGATTACGGCGCAAAAAAGAGACAAAACAACAGAATTAGTGTTAAAAGACAGTAAAGGCTTGTTTAGTATAATAAAAGAATCTAACTTTGAAAAATGGTTTAAAATAGAAAAATAAAATGGAAATAGCATATATGTATGACGATATTTGGGAAGCAGACCTACAAGAGTTAATAGACAGATTAGTAGAAAAAGATTTCAGCAAAGAAGATTTAATAGGTCTTAAAGTAGAAGTTTGTGAGGTAGAACCGTTCTGTAACTCAAAACTGGATTACGAAGATTTTAGAGGTTTTTTAAACATAAAGTTTGAAGATAGGACGGATGAAGAAGGAAATGCTCTTGATAAAATGGAGCAAGTGTTTAAAAGATGTGTTGACTTTGATAAACTAAATGCAGAGTTAAGTAAGATTGAACTGTACTATCCATCAGGCAAAACGTATGAGATAGTGGAGAGTGATTTAGAGGGTGTTGAATTTGATTAATTTCGGCGAAAAAGTTAAAACAAAAGAAAAATGGAGAATGTTGATAAAGGAATTGAAATATATGATATAGAAACACTTTCTAATTGTTTCACGTATACGGGGATTAATAGGGATACTAAAGAGGTGGTTAAATTCATCATTTGGGACGACATAAACGACTTTCATCCATTATTGGTACATCTATCTCAATTGAAGGGGCAAATCGGTTTTAACAACATTAATTTCGATTATCCTGTTTTACATTATGTCATCAAAGAACGAAATTCTCTAATTAAACTTTCGGCGAACGAAATAGCTAAAAGAATTTATAAAAAAGCACAATCTGTAATAAGTCAAGAGTATTCAGCGGTAAAAGAAGCGGAAGTCATAATTCCACAGTTAGATTTATTTAGAATTTGGCATTATGACAACAGGGCAAGAATGACATCGTTAAAGCGTTTAGAAATAAATATGCGTTTTGAAAACGTTATGGATATGCCTTATTCACACACAGAAAAAATCAAAACCAAAGAACAAGTTGATGAAATATTAGTTTATAATTTAAACGATGTGAAAGCTACAGAAATGTTCTATGAAAAAACAAAAGATAAAATAGAACTTAGACGAGGATTGTTACAAAAATATGGATTGCAATGTTTGAATTTCCCCGATAGTAAAATCGGAGAACAGTTAATGTTGAAGTTATATTGTCAATATACTGACCAAGATGAAAATGATGTAAAGAAAAGAAGAACTAATAGAAGTTTATTTAAGTTCTCCGAATGTATTCCTGAATATATCAAATTTGAAAGTCCTGAATTTAATGAACTTTTAGATTATATTAAAAGCATAGAAGTAACCGAATTGAAGGAATCTTTTAAATATAGTTTTGAATATAGAGGATTTACATTTGACCTTGGTACAGGAGGATTACACGCATGTATAAAACCAGGTGTTTACCAAAGTATTAATAATCAAGTAATTGTGGATTGTGACGTAGCTTCACTTTATCCCTCACTAGCTATTACTTTAGGTTTGTATCCTGAACAATTAGGTGCTCAATTTCCTGAAATATATGAAAATGGAATTGTTAAACCAAGGTTAGAGGCAAAGAAGAATAAAGATATGGTTATGGCAGACGGTTTCAAGCTTTCTGCCAACTCTGTTTATGGAAAATCTAACAGTGAGTACAGTTTCCTTTACGACCCTTTATACACTATTAAAACTACTTTGGCGGGACAATTAGCTTTATGTATGTTGTCAGAAATGTTAATGACCAGAGTTCCTGATTTAAAAATGTTACAAGTAAATACAGATGGTATCACGGTTAGTATTCCTGAAGAGCATAAAAGGTTATATTGGAATATTTGTCAAGAATGGGAGGTAAAAACAGCATTGGTTTTAGAGTATGTTGCTTATTTTCAAATGATTATACGAGATGTGAATAATTATATTGCCGTTACAGACAAAGGAAAAGTTAAATATAAAGGTACTTTTGTTCCCGTTGATGAAATGATTAAAAATGGGGAGTATCACAAAAATTTCAGTCAAAATGCTGTCACATTAGCTATATCTGATTACTTTTTAAATAATGTTCCTGTGGAGGAATCGTTGAAGAATAATAAAAACATATATGATTTCTGTAAAACTTTTAATGCAACACATGGTTGGACGTGTGAAACTTTAGATATTGATGAGATAGGTATCGAATCTAACTTAAATCCTGAACAAAAAATCAACCGTTATTATATGTCAGCGATTGGTAAAAGGTTTAGAAAAATTAAAGAGGAAAGAAAGATTGAGATTGAAGCAAATAAAAAAGTAATTATTTTTAATAAATTTGTAGAAATTTCTTTTGAAGAATACGAAATTGATTATTCGTATTACGTAGATGAGTGTTATAAGATTATAAATAAAATTAACGGCACAGAGGAAAGATTAGAAAATGAAAAAAAATTAGAAAGAGAACGGGTTAAATTAACAAAAGAGGAAGAAAATTATATTAAATTTTGCGTGGATAAAATTCCAACCCAACTTCAATATAATTCTTACAACAGAGAATGGTTAGAGATAAAGTATGGAAAACCTTCTGAAATTAGACCATCTAAAACAAAATTATAAACAGCTACTATTTATAAACCATATAAATAACAATCTTTCTATTGTAGGCTTAGGATTAATTGTTATCTTTGTATAAAATAAAACTGTTTTTTGCCCTTTTTTCGGCGAAAATTAACAATAAAATTAAATAATATGAAATTATCAGTAACAGAAGATTCTAAAAATTACGCTTGCTCAGTTGTAGAAATTAAAGAATTGTTTCAAATAGAAGGAGCTGACAACATTAATCGTGTTGTCGTTAACGGTAATAATGTAGTTGTTCCAAAATCAATTGAAGTTGGTTCAAAAATGCTTTATTTTGTTTCAGGTACTAAACTATCCTCCGATTATTGTAAAGCTAACAACTTATATGATAGATCCGAAGAAAATAGAGAAACCGAAAAGAAAGGTTTTATTTCTTATAGACAATGTAGAGTAAAAGCAATCAAATTAAGGGGTATTATATCTGATGGAATGCTTATGCCTTTAGATTCACTTTTGCCGTTTATAGAGGTAGCTTCTATAAACCATCTAAAAGTAGGAGATGAATTTACAGATATTAATAGTAATATGCTATGCCAAAAATATGTTGTAGTTACAAAAAGCTCCACACAAATAGGTAATAAAACACAAAAAACAAATAAGTTAAAAGATTTATTACTAGAAAGACAATTTCGATTTCACCACGAAACCGAGCATTTTGTTAAGCACCAAGAGAAGTTTATACAAGACACAGAAATAATAATAACTAGAAAGCTTCATGGAAGTAGCTTAATTTTATCGAACGTATTAGTAAAGAAGCAACTGTCCTTTAAAGATAAAATTTTTAATTTTTTCGGTGCTAAAATAACTAATGAAGAATACGGAGTAATATGGTCTTCAGGAAAGCCGAAAGGGAAGTTACCAAAGGGTATTGAATCATACACTAATAAATGGCAAACACTAAATCCAAGTTATTATACCTCTGATATTTGGGCAAGAGCTTATAAGGAAGTTGGACACACGCTCGAAAAAGGTATTAGCTTGTATGGGGAAATTGTAGGTAATGGAATACAAGGTGATAAGTTTACATATAATCAAGAATATGGAATTCATATTTACAGAATTACGAGAACTTCTGTTGAGGGTAACGTAGACGAACTTTCGTGGGAAGCTGTAAAACAATATTGTATAAAATACGGTTTAACTTATGTTCAAGAGTATTTTGCAGGCAAGGTTAAAGAGCTTGTAGTTTTGGACGAGAGTTTATTAGGGTATTTACAACAAATATATTTAAACAGGTCTTACCCTGATTGTAAGATTGACGAGGGCATTTGCATAAGAATAAGAAACAACAATGAAATTTTTAAATTGAAAAGTCCTAGTTTCATTAAAATGGAGTCAGATAACCAAGAAAATGAGGTAGAAGAAAAAGAGAGCTAAATTATGAATATTAAAATAAATTACGAAGAGTTTAAATTGTTGAATAAGTTGTACTATAGTGAATATTTATTTGGTTCACAATTACATGGAATAGCAAATAAAGAGTCTGATTATGATTATGTAAAAGTTATTTCAGATGACTTTTATAAGAATTTTAAAACCTTATCAGTTTATTTACCAAACATCCATAATTTTCAATACGACGGTGAAAAAGAACAACACATCTTTATGACACAATCCCAATTTTATAGAGGGCTATTTTCAGGAGATGGAAACAACTTAGCCGATATTGTTATTTTAAGTGGGAAGTTTGAAAATCCATTATTTTTATGTAGAACTTATAAAATAATTAAGGGTTTTATAGGTGTGGCGAAGAGGGATTTAAAACTACATGGTAATTTAGATAAAAAGAAATTTCACGCTTTGAGAAGCTTGTATATGGCAGAAAAACTTATTGATAATGATTTACCAACTATTGAAGGAATACAACTTTTACATGTAAATTACGGAGGGAGTTATTTACCCTCTAAAGAAAGTTTAATTAAAAAAGAAAATAACTTACGAGAAAAATTAAATACTATGTTAAATAATGGTGAAATTGATTTATACCCAAAATTTAGAGAAGTAGATCAATTAGCACAAATAATAAATAAGTCTAATAATATTAAAGAATTTAAGTATGAAAGTTAAAATAAATTCAACATATCCTAAGAAAACTATTGAAGTAAACAATGTATTTTTTAGCTCTGACCTACATTTAAATCACGAAGCTGTTATCAAATTTGGAAGGAATTTTGGTAGTATAGAGGAAATGAATAGTGATTTAATTATTGAGATTAATAAAAAAGTTGATAAAAACGACTTATTAGTTTTACTTGGGGATACTATGATGGGAGAAAAAGACTATACAGGGTTCTTGTTTGAGATTGAGTGTGAAAATGTAATTATACTATTTGGGAATCATTGCAACAGAGGAAAATTATTAAAAGTAGTAAGTGACTGCCAAATAGAAAAGTTATTATATGTTGGAGATTACTTGGAGTTATTTATAGATAAACAACTTATTAGCTGTTCGCACTACCCACAATTTAATTGGAATTATCAAGATGAGGGGTCTTTTCATTTGCACGGACACTTACATGGCGACGAAAACACTATAATAAAAGAAGTTCATAAATACAAGACTATGGACGTGGGAGTTGATAGTTATTATAATATGTTTGGAGTGTATAGCATATTTTCACTACAAGAAATAAAAGAAGTTTTAAAAGATAAATTAACAATCGGACGACATGAGTAGTATTTTATTATTATCGGGCATATCTAATTCAGGAAAAAGTACGTTTGCTAAAACAGTAGTAGATGCACACCCATCAGAGTATATCATAGTCCAAAGAGATAAGTTAAGGGAAATGGCTTACGGTTGTACAGAATCGAATGTATGGGAGTATTACAGTAGAAAAGATTTTGCACTATTAGAGAGTCAAATAACTGCTATGCAAGACAGTTTAATTTCATTTTGGCTCAAGAGGGGTAAGACTGTAATAATTGACAACACTAATTTAAAGAAGAAATATATTAAGAAGTTTGATAAATTTAAAGTTTCTGTGGAAGTTAAGTATTTCGATATAAACTTAGAGGAAGCACTGACTCGTAACATGAGTAGAAATAGGAAAGTTGATGAAAATGTAATTATTAAACAATATAATAGTTATATCCAACTTAGATCTAATTCATATTAATTCTAAATTGTCTCTTTACTTTCACAGTTAAAATATATGTTGTAAGTTTACACTGTGGAGGAAAAGAGGGATACCTCACATAAGAAGCAGAAAATAAACATTTAATAATTTAAAACTATGACAACATTAATAATACTTATTCTCATACTGGTTGTGGAGAATAGATTTAGACCCAGACTTTCTTACGTAAAAGCTTCTAATATGCTCTTACTTTACTACACACATGGCACAACAAGAAAATATTTAATTCTGTGGAAAGAGACAAAATTTTAGAAAATGAAAAAGGCATACAAATACTTAATAGCATTCTTAATACTCTCATTAATTTTAACCCTAATTTTAATAAGCAGTAAGGAAGTTAAATTTAACCGTGTTATCTTATCTAAGAGCAACACGGTTTATAATATGACCAAGAAATCATATCTAGATACTATAGTAAAAACCGCTTTAGACATTGAAAGTGTAAAAGGTGTTACTATTGTTATTCAGGTTTTGGCTAACTTAAAGCAGGAAAGTTTAGGGGGAGAGTTAGAAATTAAAGCATCTATATATGGAGAAGGTAACACTTACATATTAAAGATGAACGATAATATTGATAAAAAAGAAGCTGTTTTAGTCGTTGCTCACGAAATTATACACTTAAAACAATACTACTCAAAAAAGCTGGTAATTAGGCAAGGATACGTATTTTGGGGAGGAGTTATTGTGGATCATAAAAATATTAATTATCAAGAAAGACCTTGGGAAAAGGAAGCTTTTAGCAAACAAGAGGAATTAAAAAATAAGATTGAAAAAATACTATTGAAATTATGAAAAAAGAAACAGAAATTATATCTGATATTTATAGACAATTGTATAAAGAGTCAGAACCAAGTGTAGATTTTGATAGTCTTGTGGAAAAAGCAACTATTAATGAGAGAGGGCAGAATAGCATACCTTTTGATTCCTATTTTTTGGCGCAGGAAAGACAAGACCAAATAACTGAAGATCACTTAAAAGGTAAAAAGCTTACCAAGATTAAAAAACAAATGATAAAGAATACCATCCTTTTAGGGTGCTCACCTTGCTCAGTTGACTTTTATTACAAATTGACACGGACTGACGGTTTAGTTCGGGAGTCTAAGAGAGTTCGATGGTTAGAGTTTGATGAAAACGGTTTGTTTAAAGAGTGGTATAATGATGTTCAAGTAGGGAGAAGTCTATTAATGTCTCCATTTAACAGTTATTACACTTGGCAAACTACACTGGTGAAAGAAATTTTAGAATTTAATGAGTTTAAGACGGGGAATTCAGAGTATAAATTAGAACGTATAATTATTAGAAATGAGTGATTACCTACAGACAAAATTTCAATACTACCCAAGTGATATTAGAATTACAAAGCCTCTGGGGGATGTTAGTCTATATGAATACTTAAAGGCTATTAAACAACCAAAACCTCACATTTTAGAAACATTTAAAGAGATTGAGAGGGTTAGTTTAATTGGCGACTTGAAAACTAAAGCAGAGTTAAAAGCCAAACTTCCATATTTTACTCCGTGTATTTATTCTAATGGAGAGGGGAGAAGTTATCATCACATTAAAAGTTGGACAGGGTTAATGATAGTTGACATAGATGGTTTAGATGTTGAATTTGCCAAAGAGTTTAAAGAATACCTGTTTAATACTTATCCATTTTTTATTGCGGTTTTTTTGTCAGCCTCTAAGAAAGGTATTAAAGGGGTTGTGAAAATTCCTATATGTAACAGTACAGATGAATTCAAAGCTTACTTTTACGGTTTAATGGTGGAATTTCAACACTACCTAGGAATTGACTTCACGAGCAAAAACTGCTCACTTGCAAATTATCTAACATACGACACAGAGTTATTATATAGATTAGATGCAACTACTTGGGATAAAAGAGGGATACAGTTAGATGAGTTTCAGGTTTATGAAGGTGAAATAGAAACGGTGGTGAACCCTTCGGAAGAAGATATTTATGAAATTAAAAGAATAATTAAAGGTATTTTTTCTAAAATTACAGATTCAGGTCACATATTTGTTAGAAATGGATCTCTAGTTGGTGGTGGGTATATTTCTGCTGGTTATATAGAATATAATGATATGAAAGACTTTTTATTAGATTTGATAGATAATACAGAATATTTACAAAAATCCCTTAAAACCTATAAAACCACTTGTTTAGATATGTTACGCCGAGGAATGATGTCACCAATTTATTTACGCAAAGATGAAAAATAGAGAATACTTTTTAAGAAAAGATAATTTCAAGATTAAATACAGGCCTTTATGTAATTTAACACAATTTCCACAAGAAATACTTGCACAAAAAGATATTAAACCGTATCTTAGCAGAATAGAAATTAGAGAAAAATAAAATGGAAGAAAACAAAATAAAACTTTTCGCCAAGCAAATAAAGTGTGATGAAAAGTTAGCAGAAAATGAAGTGTTTGTAGAGTTTGATGTAGAAGAGTTGCTAGATCAAATTGAACATAAAGATATTACTGCTTATACTAAAATGTGGTATAACTTAATTTCTCACGAAGAAATAGATTTATCAGATTTTAGTGAGGAAGAATTGGTGACAGCTTTACAAAACATGGGATTTGATTTTATTTCCGAAGTGGATACCGAAGATATGATAGATGCTATTGAAAGTGACGGATATGAAGTTACCTTAGAAAATGTAATACTTGACCAGGATTTAGACCATATAGATCAACAAATGCTAGATCAGATAGTTAATAAATTCCACAATGGTAGTTGGGATGAGAGAGAAGAAATGTATAAAAATTTGATGGTTTTGAAAGATTTTAAATTATAACCCCGCTCAAGAACACCCTTTAGCTTGAAATTGTTAAACAGGTATTTGGAAGGGGGAAGGGAACTCAATATTTAGAAAATGGATTTACAGAATTAATTTGCCATAAATGCCGTAAGAATGAGTTTTATGGTTTACTTCCATCTTATGTAGATTCTATTTCTGCGGTTTCGTAGCATCTCACACAACGTTTTGGCGATAGGCGATGTTGCCGTGCCTAATATAGTCTATAAACAATTATTAAGAGCTGCCGAACGTGGCGATGACATAGAAATGAACTCAATAAAATATCCAGATGCTGAAATTTGGTTAAGTGAAAATATACGTGAGAGAGATTGCATGGATTGGAAGTCTGAAATTATAGATTTGATTGCTGACGATTCCAACGAAGCTGACGCATAACGGGATTCGGCTTGGCGAAGTTGGGGATTTTGAAAACGAAACGCTCAAATTATTACTAATGTTAATTAAAAATACAAATGTTCAATAAACCACTAAACCCCCAATTTTGCCAAGCCGATGTTATGTGCAGCCTTTCTGTTGTACATTTCGGAAGCAAGGAGTATCAGCCACATTTAATTAACCAAATTAAAAACGATAATTGGGTTAAACCTAAAGGCGGTTTGTGGACTTCTCCAATAAATTCAAATTGGGGATGGAAAGATTGGTGCGAAAGCGAGAATTTCAGAGATTGTAATGAAGTAAATAGCTTCAAATTAAAATTCAAAAGCGATGCTAAAATAATG